GTGCATCCAATCAATTTTAAATCTTGGATCTACTACCCCACCATTTAAGCTTTTAATAAGCTCATTTAACGCATTAATAGTATAAAGCGTATTAGTATCTTTTTTACGATGTACTAGAATCGTGTTTTCTGGGATACTAGCTACATTAGCTTGTTCTACATTATAAGTTACCACGTATTCGTTGTTGTTTTTAATCTCCAACACGAACATCTTGTTGTACATTATAGTGTATTTGCGGGTAAGGTCTCTTACCAAATCATCCAACGCATCCAACGTTGTAAATGTACAAAATAACTTATTATTCAAATCTTTTATATTTATGGGGTTTTCGTAATCGTACTCTGTACCATAAATATAAGAAGGTAACTCAAAAGTCGTAAGTGTCTCCATGTTTAACCTTTATATGTAACTTTAATTTATCAAAAACTTGTTTAATTTCATTCAATACGTCCTGCTCTTGAGTATCTACATCAAATAAGAACGCATCGTATGTGTATAAAACCAATTTAGTATTTTTATTCTTTAATAACTTCAATATACGATGTAGAATTTTAATATTCACGCTTGTTTCCATGTTTTGTAAAACATAGTTAAACAGCTTTTGAGGGTTCATATTTTCTAATTTGTCTTTCTCAAACACGTGGTTAGAAATAGGACATATAAGCTTTCCCTCGGTTTCGTATTTTTCCCAGCTCGTACGTATATACTCGCTTGTAAGTTTAAAAAATTCTAAATCTTTATATTGTTCAAAAACTCCTCCGTATAATTGCTTAAACGTTAATTCTTTCGCTGTTTTGTAGTCCACCCCATAAAGTTGAGCAAATGCCGAGTGAATATCTTCACTTCCAAAATCATAATCAACAAGGGTAGCAGCAAGAGTAGGATGGTAAGCACTAATATCAATCTCCACAAATACATCATTTCGCGGGATGAAGGATTTTCTGCACCCACTGTCGTGCGGTAAAGCTGCGAAATTAACCCCGGCAAATCGATTCGATGGTCGAGTGGTGAGTGTTTTAAAATTGTACTGTGTATAAATAATCTCTTGGTCGGTCTCGTAAAAATGTTTGCTAAATTCATCTTGATTAATTTTAATACCTACTCTTTCTATAGCGTTAAACACTAATGTAGCCATGTCATTATAGAACGGGTTTAATGCGGAATTAATGCGGTGCTCTAAATCATCATACATTTGCTCGCAAACCTCATAGTGTTTAGTAATCGGCACGAGTTGATTGACGGTTAATAGATTTGGGTATCGATTATATAAAAATTTATGGGCTGTTGTTAAGGGAGGTATATACGGAGGAAGGGACAGGGTTATGTCTAAAAGCTGCTTTAAAGTTGTATAATGTAAGAATTCTTTTTTATCTCTAACATATATCTTTTTTAAACGTTTTAGATATAAATATACCTCATCTTCAAATAAAGTACCTGTTTCGGTATGAGAAATGGGTAAAATAAATCCCTTACTGTCTTCTATATGTCTAATATAGAAAGCACAAATAGAATTTTGGCTAGGATGTTGCCATGGATTGTTAGGAATAATTTCTACAAACGCTTCGTCAAAACCTCTTCCTACAAACCCTTGAAATTGTTCTTTATTTTCAATTAACCAAAACACTTATTCAATTCATTTATAGAATTGAAGATAATTATTTTTTAGGTATAATCCAAGTCCTATTATTTTAAGTTCTGCTTCTTTTAAAGCAACTATACGTTGGTTAACTTGGGCAACATTATCTTTATTTCCTGCTATTAGCCAAGGTATACTAAACCCAATGTACAAATTATTTTCAAAAATTCCCCTAGTTTCAGTATAAATGTTTTCATTTACTTTTTTAGCAAAGTAACGTTGTATTTCTCCTGTTTGATAATCCGCTAATGAAGGGTTAGGATAGTATCTAACTGGGGTTAAGACTGGGGGTATAAAAGGGCGTTTTAATTTAAGAAGATTAGTAGAATAAAATTCATTATCTCCTTCAAATCTAAGATCTGGGAAAGATTCTAAAACTGAATCTGGGAGAATAGGTGTAACGGATAAGGGGAGGTTAACTCCATCTCCAGGTTCTCTTCCACTAAATAATTTACCATCGTAAGTAGCAAAATAATATCCGATGTAAGGATCATTAGAACCTTGCACTTTAATCTCTCCATTAGAATAAAGATTAGGAGTTATATTTGCTTTAGGGTAATAAATCATAAACCAGAATTATTTGTTAATTTAGCTTGAGCAAATAAATCAAAAACCCATTGACTATTTTTTAGTATATTTCGTTTTTTATTGTAACTAGTTTGAACCGATTGAGGGCTATTATTATTACCTCTTCCTTTAGATCCATTTTGGGTACGTAATATGTTTAAAATAGGACCATTAATATAATCTACACTAGAATTTAATTTATCACCAAATGCTCCATATCTTTTACCTACAACAAGTAAAGCTACGTTTAAGTCTTCAGCAGTAGAAGATCCATTAGTTAATAAATTAGGAGTTTCTACTAAAGTAGCATTAGGATTATTTGGGTAAAAACTAGATACAGGAAGCTTAGCAGTACTCAAAAGTTCATCTAAATACTTATAATTACTTTTAAAAGTTATTTGAGTTAAACCTCTACCACGGTATGTATATCCTTCGTTTGCTTCATTTCCGTATAAACCACCATATAAATAGTTAGCAATTGCTCCTTCTCCTCGTCTTAATAACTGTCTTATTTCAGCATCTGTAGTACCTTTAGCTTTAATTTTACCTGGGAATACTGCTTTAAAGCGTTCAAAGCTATAATTAAAGCTTTCATCTATAATTTTAAGACCAGATTCAGCTAAAGCTACAGATATGATTGCAAATACTCTTTGATAATCAGTTATTCCTTGTTGTTTTGCTCTATTAATAATTTTAGTAATTACTCTTCTATTTAAGTCATTGTCTGGGAGTTGGTCTGTAGTTGCAGCATCTCTTTGTTGTTGGGTATCTTCTAAAATTTCTTTAATATTAGAAATTAAATTAACCTCAGCTTCTTTTGAATATAGTTTAGGTATAGATGTAGTTTGAATACTAGTAATCCATCTATTATCTATAAATTTATGGTCTAAAGCTGTTATAATAAATTCTAAGGTTTCACCGTAATTAGGAGGTAAAAATCTTGAATTTATTTGTAATTTATCAAAAATACGAACTCCAGAAAGACCATCCATTGTAACTGTAAAATTAATAGGAAGGAATCCTATAACAGGAGTTACTATACCCTTACCTAGGGCATCAGCTGCCATTACTTTACTAAAGAACGTAGATTGGATAGTTTGGAATTGTGCCCATTGATTTTCCCCTTCAGTTGAAGTCAAGTTTAAATTAGGAATTCTATAACTTTTAGCTTTAGTATAAGTAACACCTACAGAATCATATTTTCTACCTTGACCATAATCAACAATATCAGTACCGAATAATTGATCAATCCCAGCATTTATTAAATTTCCAACACTACCCACTAAATTAGTAACACCTGTAATAACTCCACTTCCAGAAGCTTCTCCTAAAGCATTATAATTATCACCTATTTGTTTTAAAGCTAATTGGGTATCTTCACTTGTAGTAGTAGTATCAAATTCTCCAAGATCAGATCCATCTAATTGTTTAAGATAGTCAACATATTGTTTAGCTAATAGAATAAAGTCATTATAGTTTTTAGCAGCATCTTTTTTTACACGGTTTACATCAGTTTTAGTAGGGTTTACTCTGTCTACTAATCCTATATTCCATTTGCTTATAGCAGTAGAATCATATCCTACAGCTTGACCACCAGCTTGGGCTCCAATAGCAATTTGAGTTTGTAAACGTTTACTAATTTCTGTTCTTATACCATAATCACTTACAAAAGATCCCTCATTTAACCCATTTTTAGGATTAAAACCAAATAAATTAAGTTCATAGTCGTAATTATCGCTAACTAATTTTTCTTTACCAAAAATAGTAACTTCATCATAAAATTGAATTACTTCTCTAATTCTACCATTTATTTCAGTTTTATTTACTCTGTATTTAATTTTATTTATACCTCCTAAACATACATTAATATCATTCAAAAGAGTAGTTAAAAACTTATCTAAATAAACACTACCATCTTCAGGATCTTCGTTAGTTGATAAAACATTAAGTAAATATTTGTACTCAAAGTAAACATTCATTAAACGACCTACATTAATTCCTTTTTCTACTGAGTGGAAAGGAGAAATGCTATTTCCTTTTTCTGAAAAGAAATTTAATTGTTTACCATCAATTGTTTTAGAAAATCTTACAATTAATTTTTGAGGGTCTGATGAAAAACTCCAAGTATTGCTATAAACAAATGTATCTTGGCTATAATCAATTCTTACATAGTTAGCAGTACCCTCAGAATCATATGATAATAATTTTTGACTTATGAAACCTAATAAACTTCCAAATTGTATATATCGACAATAGGTAGAATCTTCAACTCCATACGCCACATTACAAGATAAAGTAGGATAATATATTTTATTATCATCTGTAAGTCCTGAAGTTAAATATTTATTACTTAATGCTAGTTGTTTTTGTTCTTCTTCATTCAAAAATTGTTTAATAGCATAATTTACATTATCTGATCCTGTTTCAGGAGTAGAAGCTAATTCAATAAAAGTAGCTAAAGCTGAAGAGCGGGTTGATGTTGTAGTTGAAGAACCTGAAGGTGGGGTATATTCTATACCTTCAACTTGGTTGTTAATTTTTAAACTTTCTATTACACTACCCGCACTAATTAAAATTAAAGTAATAGTGTAAGTTCGATCTGGATTAAAATCCCAAGTAAAGTTTTTAACTACTCCTATAAATCCATCATAATTACCATATGAAGTTTTTCTATTAGCTTCAATTTTAGTTTCAAAATCGGGGATTTTATTTACACCATTAGCATTAGCTACAGAAACAAATTCATTAGTTAAACTTAAAGAAGAAATATCAGCTCCAGTAGAATATGTAGCTTGACCACTATCACTTATAGTTGTAGGATATGAGGTATTACCCCATTCGATAAACATAGTATAACCTAATCTTAGATATAAAGTATCAAGATATTCAAATTGTTTACGATTAAAAGCTGTGATATTTACCGTAGCTTCTCTTAAAGTACCATTATTATAACTTTTAACTTCAAACCCAGTAATACCAGGCATTGGTACTAAACCAAATTGACTACCCCCAAATCCATAATTAGAAGGATTACTAGGAAGTGTAGTATTAGTTTCGCTAACACCAAATCTAAGTTCTCCATTAGAAGAATTTAATACTCCTCCTTGAAGTACCATTTCTTGAGCTAAACGATTACCACCGTAACCATTAATTTCTAGTAAACTTTGTCTTACTTCTGATCCACTGTTATAGACGTCTATAACTTGCCCTTCACTGTTTGGGGCTTTAACTACTTGACTCTCTATATTAACTGAGGATGCTAATTTAATCCAGGATGTTTTACTATTTATCCAAGTTAAGTCACCCGAACTCAAAGCATTTTTACCTAAAACTTGTTGGCGTACTTTGATTTGGTCTTTTACATAGGGTAAGAAAGGAGCTCCTACTATACTCATAACTTATTATCTTATATTATTTAAAGCTTTATAAGCATCTAAAATAGGACTTATATTTGTTGGGATTCTTAATTGTACCCCTTCAGGTGGGTAAAGCGAACCCTGAGTATATTGAGGGTTAGCACTAGATATAATCCACCATAAACTTGAATCGTTATAATATGCTACCGCTAAAACATCGTATCTATCCTCTGCTGATGTAATAACATATACATCACTAAAATTATTAGGGATTTGAGGGTATTTGGTACTAGCATATTGTTGCTGGCCATTACGATTACGAATTAATGGGATTGGTTGGTAACGATTCATAACTTTATCTTATAGGTTGTATTGGAGATGCACGTTGAACTCCTCCAGCTGGGTTTAGTGGGTCTAATATTGAAGGTCTAGTAGGAAGGGTAATTATAGGTTGAGGGTTTGGGGATCCAGCGGGTTGAAAAGTTGTGTTAGTAACTTTAAAAACACCATCAACTCCTTGAGAATATAAATTATTACCGGCTTCAGGATTAGCATTAGATAAAGATAAGAATCTTTGTTTAATTTTTCCACCTCCATTTATACCATCTGGGTTTTCTGCTTTTGAATAAGAAGATCCTACAACTTGTGGTAAGAAATTATGGATAGGCTTAAATGTCATAGATACATCTAATCTATGAGGTAATTCTTGTATATTTTTTCCAGTAAAACCTGTAGCACTCCCAGCAGAACGAGTACTTTCTGCTTCATTTACAGGAATACCAATTTCCCAAGTAGCATCATTAGGTATAGTAACTGTTATATTTTCAATAATACCAGGCATTTCGTAATAATACCCACCTAATGTAAGTTGAACTAAATTACCTCTCATATAACCGCCTTGACCATAGTCTGGGGTTAAAGAAGAGATAATATAGTTTAATTTTTGATACATTACAGACATTTCTTGAATGGATTGGGCCATTAAAGTAAATGATACATTATTAGTTCTACTAAATCCTTTATATGTATAAAAATCTTCACCTCTACCTAAGTATTTAAAAGGATCCCAAGTAGCAGACATATTATCATCAAATGAATTAATAAATGCTCTAAAATGGGCAAAAGTTTTTAAATTAGGATTATCATTATCGATAACTGCTATTCTAAACTTAACTAAATCATTAGTCCTTACATCTGTATTGTTTACATTAGAACTTTGATATAAGTAAAGAGCATTTAAAGAATCTAATCCTCTATAATTTTGAGGAACTCCATTAGTATAATTTCTTCTATTTACTCCTCTTGCACCCGGATCTCCTAAATTAACTCTGTTTTCAATATTACGAACCTTATAATTAGGAGATTCAGAAATATTACTAACATTTTTATCGTTAATTAATTGTTTTCTAAAATCTTGTACTGTAGTTATAGTGCCAGATCCTACTACAAAATAAGAATCACTACTATTATAAGTAAGTCTATTTAATTGATTTTGAGAATAAGTAGTATAATTTAAAGGAGTAAAACCAAGAGAAGTTCCAATAAATTCAGCATTAGTACCACTAAATTGAGTTCTAAAAGAAGCTGTGCTTATAATAGTATCTAAAGATTTACCACCTTTACCAGCTTGAGGTCCTCCTTTATATTTGTATAATTCAGTAGATTGAAAACCATTAAGATTAGTAATTTTATTTTCGTATAAATTAATTAATCTATTATTTTCTATACTTCTAATACCTAAAGGATTACCTAAAGTTAAAAATCCTCCTACAGAACTACCATTTACTAAATCAATATATCGGGGAAGACTAAATTCTACATTTTGTCCTGTAAAATCAATTCCTTGTTTGTTAGGGTGAGCTCCAAAAGGATTACCAGCTGCTGCTGCTAAAGTAGATAAAGGGGTGTAAGTACCTCCATTTAAGCGTTTTATATTAGGGACTGTTACGCTTGTAGGATATCCACCATAAATCCTAACTCCTAATGTAGATAGTAAATTTTGTTGAGCTGGGAATAAAAGTCCTTCAGCCGTAAGAAAGTATTTAAGTAATCTTTCTTCATCAGCAAGTACACGACCCGGAACTAAATAGCCACCACGTATAAAGCCATCAGTTCCGCCGGTCTGGGCAAGTTTATCAATGCTTTGTTCAAACTTTCGTCTATAATCTACTTTATGAAAAGGTTGATTACTTGAACCTCCGCCTGGTCTATCCTTCCCGTACCTTAACGATTTTAAATCCGTTTGAAGGTCTATTAAAGGCATTTATTATCCAGGTAGGTTGTTAAGATACCATTTAGAAGGTGGCACATTACCATTATCTCTATCTAATTGAGAAGGTTGTGGTAATGGATTGTTTGTACCATCTAAGTAGGATTGGAATTGTGGGTTTACAGTACCAAAATTAGCTCCACTAATTGAGTAAGAAGGTTGTGTTCCATCAGCATGCAATTTAGATTGCTGGGTAGCTAAAGGATTAACTGGAGGAGTAGCACCGTCATAAGCTGTTAAGCTAGATCCTCCTTGGTTTACTAACATGTCTAATAGTCCCATAGTAATATATTTTATTTATAAATATTAAAAATTTAAATTTCTATTATCCCGGAAGGTTTGAGTTAACCGGAGATGTTTCTAAAGTTTTAGCTAACACTCTACCATCCATTTGTAATGTAGTAGGTTTAGCAGCAATTTTTTCTAATAAGGATATCATTCTATCCATTTTAGCATTATCTAAACCACCACTTCCCCCTTTACTTATATTAGGAGAAACTACTACTCCATCGCCTTTAGCTGTAACAGCCGTAGCTCCATATGAATCTGTAATAGTAAATGGACCTTTACTAGCAGGTGCTTCACCATCCATAACAGCTTGTGCTCCTCCTACTAATCCTGCTCCTGTAATTGCTCCAATAAGTACTCCTAAGGGCCCACCTAAGAAAAATCCAGTTACGGCACCAATAATACCTCCAATAACAACTCCACTTATTTGAAGAATACTATTTAGTTTTTCTACAGCTGAAGCTAGTTTTTCTTGGATTGATAAAGCCGAAGCGTTTTCAGCCTGAGCTTCAGCATCAATGTTTAATCCTTCTTGTTTTTGAGAATTAATAGCTGCTTGTTTAGTAACTTGATCCGCTAATTGATCCGCAGTTAAACCAACAGCATCTGCTAAAGCTTGTTGTTGTAAAACATTCATTTGCTGGAATTCAGCTAATGATCCTACTTGTTTAAGTACTTCAGCGGCAGCTTCATCACTTTTACCAGTTAAAGCTAAGTATCTAGCTTGTTCTAGATTAAGTTGTTTTCCGGTTAATACTTCAGCTTCTAATTCGGCTTCAATAGAAGATTGAAAATCTAATAGTTTACCACTAATTTGTGCAGCTTCATTTAAGGTAATGCCTAAAGTTTTAGCTTGAGCAACTGCTTTAGCAATACCTTCAGGGGTTCTACCTAAATTAACACGAAGTAAACCTGTAGTTTTGTTAGCTTCTTCTAATACTTGATTAAAATTAAGAGCTACTTTACTTGAGTTTTGAACCTCTGCTGTAACTTGCGATTGTCTTTTATATAAATCTTCAGCTGCTACTCCGGATGCTAGAGTTAATTCACTAAATCCAGCAGCTGCTTCCTGTGATAATTTATTTCGTTTAACTAACGCGTTAGCTTGTACTAATAAATCATCATTATACCTTACTTGAATCCCAAGTTCATTATTAATATTTTGGTTAGCTTCCGCGAGATTTTCAACATTTGCTGTTACATCTCCACTTTTAATTGCTGTAAAAGCAAATTCATCATTTAATTTTCTAGCTTCATTAAAGCTAGCTCCAAAATTTCTACGTAAGTTAGCTATATTAGTATCGGCTTGACCCGCTCTTTCTACTAATTTACCTATTACAGCAGTTAAAACATCTCCTTTACTAACATTAGCTGCAAGGTTTTTACCAATATTACCAAAAACTTCGCCCATATTTTTGGCGTCTTTGGTAGCACCTTTAATATCTAAAACTTTAGATAATTGACCTGATTTGTCTATTTTACCTAAAATTCCATCAAATCCTTTAAGTAATTTACCACTTAAACCTAAAGCTTTTTCTCTTTCTTCATTTTGTGCTTCAAGGTTTTTTAAAATGTCATTAGAACGTTGTATTTCTATATTAAGAGCAGCTTCTAAATCTTCTTTAAGTTTTACTTCATTAGCATTTAAAGAGTTAATTCTAGTTTGAATAGATTGAATTATAGATTGTTGCTTAATTTTTTCCCTAGCAATTTCTTTACTGATATCTTCACCTTCATTTAGTTTAATTTGAAGTTCAATTTGTTTATCAATTCCTGAGGTAAGTTTTTTAATTCCATTTAGAATATCCTTTTTATAGATATTAGCTACTTTTTGAGTAGATGTATCTAAACCTTGAGTAGAATCAATAGTATCAGTAATAGCATCTTGAATAATTTGACCTAAAGAGGTAAAAGCATCTATTAGAGATTGGGTTTCTTCTCTAAATTCTTTAGCGGCTTGTTTGCCTTTATTTAATTCTTCTTCAGGTGTTGCCATATAATATAAATATCAAAAATTATAACTTTTATTTATATTGTGGGACAGGAGTAGTTATTTTAGGACTAGCTTGTCTAAATGCTTCTTTATTAACATTACCTGATGAATCTACTAAAGTTTGTTTTTTAGGGTCTTTAGGAGTTGATTGTTTAGCTTTATCTTCATAATATTTACGAAGTTTACTAAAAGTAAATTGTCTTAACCAAACTGGCATATTATACACTTCACCCCAAGAATATCCTCCATTACCCCAAAATACTATTTCGTGAATTTGGGTGAAAACATTTACTCTATGCTCAGTAGATTTTTCAGGCGTCAGGCCAAAAAAAGTTAAGCCCGATTGGAATATTAACTCGGGATTCGGCACGTTCGGGAAAAAAAGTTAAATCAACATCGGGTTGAAATGAAGTAACGTGCTCTCTAAATTCTCGAGCATCTCGGGCTAGTAGATAATTATCTACGTAATTCCTAATATCTTTTTGTTCACTATTACCATCTACTGAAAGAATCATGTGTTTTAAACGAGTAGATGATTCAGGTGATGCTTCAGGGTTAAGTTTTTTAATACCTTGAACTTCTTGAGCAATTTTTTTCTCGTCAGTATGAGTTAAAATCTTAAATTCAACTACTGTTCCTGTTGAAGGCATAGTAAAAGAAAAACGATTTACTCCTCTTACAAATAAACTTTCATCAAATGATTTAGAATCAATAAGAGATAAATCTATAGTATATGTTTCTCCTCTATATTTAAAAGTATAATCTTTACCATATCCTAAAATACGAGCTGCTACCATAATAGCATTTTTATCACCAATAATTAAATCATCAAAATTAATATCTGATACTATTAGTGATTTTAATAGGCGATCAATTACAGTTCCGTTTTGGATGTATGCTTGGTTAGTTAGAATATCTTCTTCTTTTGCGGTCATGTACTTCATTTCGATAGTACCGCTTGATAGAGGGTTTTCTTCCGGATAAATTAAACCTTTTGAAGGTAATTCGATTGTTTCTGTTGGTAACTTAAATTCCATATACTTGTTTAATAAAACTATTCTAGTTATACATATTAAGATAAAAAAAGAGCTTGACAGAATCAAGCTCAATTTTAAAATTTATGTAAACTTTTATTAGAAGTTCAATATACAGTAATCAACTGCCATTTCTACTGTGATTTCAACTGCAGCATCTACAGTATCCCAGTTATAAGTACCCCAGTTTACACTTGCTGGGAAAGCACCTTTAAGGATCCATTCTGATACTACGTCACCCACAGGACCTAATACATCAACAGTAATATCTTTTTTATAGAAATCAGAGTAACCATCTCTACCAGTTACAGATTCGTGTGAAAGACGAATCCATTCAATTACAGCTTGAGCACCTGAAGGTGTGATTGGATCAAACAATGTCATAGTCATGTTGTTCCAAACTGATTTGCCTTTAACTTTACGTTGTACGTTGATGTGGTTTAATTCAACAACACCTTGTGTTAAAGATACGTCACTAATACCCTTAATCATGAACGACGGAATACCGTCAACGTACATGATAAATCTATTAGGCTGTTTGGGTTCAAACGCTGTAAAAAATATTTCGTTTGGTGATAATACTGCCATTTTACTTATTTATTTATTTTATTATAAATATCTACTCCTTAAATTTTTAACCTGGGAATGTAGCACCTGTAGGCAACACATTGAAGTCTAGGATGATAAATTCAGCAGTTTTGGTTGGTTGTAGATAAATTTGACCTACCATCTGATTTCTATCAATTACATCAGGAGTGTTGTTTGAATCGTCCATTACAACTCTATAAGCATACAAACCTTGACGTTGTTGTACTGTCTCTAAGTATGGATTAACTTGACTTAAGAATGCATTTCTAGTAGCAGCAGTATTTTGTTCAAATACTAAGTTTTGAGCTACTTGGCCGATGTAAGACTTAAGAGCAATTAACAATCTACGAACGTTTACACGATCAAGTGCTGAGGCTTGTTTTTGTAAAGTTTTCTGACCATATACTACAACACCTTGACCAGGGAATGTAGCAATTGGGTTTACATTACCTTGATATAATGTGTCTCTGTTACCTTGAGATAATTTTCTTTCCGCGGTAATTACTGTGTCTAATCCACCTCTATTAATACCCGCCGGAGCGAACCATGGTTCAGAAGAAGCATCAGTAAACGCGTAAACCCCGCCAATCATTGTAGAAGCTGGTACCCACACCAAATTGCCTGAATCTGGGTCAATTGTTCTTAACCAAGGCCAGTATACAGCAGCGTATGAAGTATCTCTAGCAGCAGCCTGTGTTATAGCATTGTTAATAGAAGCTCCATAAGCTACAGGATCAAATACGTAAATACTATCACCTCTATTTTGAGTATTATTAGTTGCGGTTGAAATTTGTGAAGTTTGAAGAGTATCAATCAAACCAGGAGTTAACAATACATTAAATCTATAGTCATCTTGGTTTGCAAGAAGATCTAACATATCATCATAATCACTACCTTTTAAACCTTGTGTATTACCTCCAGCTGTAGCATCTGTACCTGAAATAGTTTCGTAGTATTTAGCAGGACCATATGTAGCACCAACTGGAATTAATGAACCAAGACCACCCGTAAATGTTCCGGCATATGAACCACTACCTACTACTGGGATTGAGCTTGTATATTGAGCTTTAGCTACACCAGCATTATTAAAATAGAATGGAGTATTATTTACATAAGAAACTCTTACGTAACGAGATGAGTTAGGGAATGAACCAGAAATCTCAATATAATTTTCAGTTGAATTATAATTTTGTTTTTGGTCACCAATTACTCTAGAAATATAATTAGGTTGAGTTGGGTCAAGAGATAAATTGTTCCAAGTTTCAAGTACAACTTTATTGTTGTTATTATCATTACCTCTTCTAATTAAAAGAGAGAATGTACCTGAAGCTGAACTAGCAGTAGCAATTTCCCATCTAATGTTATCTACTGAACCTGAAACTAAAGATCCAGAACCACCTGTAATTTCATTTTGTGATCCTGAGTTATTCCAGATTATACCTTTATCAAGAGTTTCAAGTTGAAAAGAACCAGTTCCATTAGATCCTGTAATTTCAGCTGTAGCATAATCCCAAGTACTAGAACCTGAAACTACTCTTGCTACTAATAAAGATTCACCTCCATTTTGGAAGTAATTATAAGCAGCAATTGAAGTAAAATAAGTATAAATTTGATCGTTACTTGAATCACTACCACTCATAAAGGTTGTTCCAAAACGGTTTTGATAGTCACTGTATGAAGTAACAATAGTAGGAATTTCTACAGGACCTTTTGCGGTTGGTCCTACAATAGCGGCTCCAACTGTTATAGGTTGTTGGGTGATAAATGACTGGTCGTTCTCTCTTGTTAAAACACCAGGTGATACTAAAGTTTCTGCCATTGCTAATAGGTTGTTATTTTATGATAAATATCAGAAAAGAATTCAAAAATTAACTATTTTTTAATAAATTCCCACGTTTCGGGATCAATAGTTCCTTCTCCATATTTTTGTTGTAACCTAGCAGCTAATTGATTTCTTTTTACTTTAAAAGCAGCAATTTGTTTTTTTAATTCAACTTTTTGTTCTTCCAAATTTTGAATTTGATATTCTATTTCTCCTAATTGAAATATAAATTTACCTTCTAAATCAGTTAAATCAGTTAGTTCTTTTTTTTCTTCGTCTGTTATATAAACCTTTTCCATATATTATAAATATTATTTTTTTAATAAAGATTTTACTTTAGTAAATACCATTTGTGGAGTAATTGATTTTTGGCAAATATGTTGTTTATCGGTCCCTTTCCAAATAGGACACCAATCCCAATCACCAGCATCAAATACAAAGTTTGGATTAGTCCAACACGGGAAACAATTGTCTGTTGTTATACGTGTAACGCGAGAAGTAAATTCGTGATTTTTTTCTGCAAAACCATTAATCATTACAGTATGTTTTCCAAGAGCCCAATTTAACCAAGATAATCCTGATCCTAATCCTATAAATAAATCAGCATGGTGAAGGATATTAGCTACAAAATCCATAGAATGTCCGTAATGGTTTATAGCACCTGGAATTCCAAATTCGTTTTTGGTTAGACTAACTACTGTATAACCTTGTTGGTTAAGGAGTTTAGTTAAAGTTACCCAATATTCATATTTCCATTCTTTACAACCTGCTGTAGCATTAGGTCCTATTACAACATATTTGTTAGGATGGATTCTTTCACCTTTAGGAAAATCTACTCCATAATTAAGTTCTTTAAATTCTAAACCTAAAATATCTGTAGCAGTTGCTTGCATAGGAATAGTATTACATTGGCGAGGATGGTTATCTGAGTTTTTCCATCCTCCTTTATCATCTCTAAACCAACCTATTTTATAATGAACAAAGCATTCAGTAGATTCTCCAGGTTTAATAAATTCAATATTACTATAAGCTGGGAGGTTTTTAAGCCAATCATTATTAAATGTAGATAAAATAACTTGACAATTATGTTTTTTAGCAAAATCTACAACATAAGGAGACCAACCAATAGTATCGCCAATAGCTTTTGATTCAATAGATATTAAAACACGTTTATTATTTAAATCTAATTGACTTACTACTTTACCATTTACTTTAATTATCCAAGGAATATAATACTTTTTAGAACAAGCGGTCCACATATTATTTCTAATAAAAGTCGAATAGTAAACTTTGCCATCTCTAGAATCTATAAATTCAATATTATAATCCCTACTTACGTCCCCTAAAATTTCAACTCTAGGACCATTTATATACGATACATGTACTGTGTTAGTATCTACTATTTTTTCGTATTCGTCTAAAAATTCTTGTAAAGTATTACGTCCAATTTCTGCTACTTTATCCCAGTTAAAATCACGGCGAATAATTTCTGATTCTTTTAAAGCACGTTTTTTATGTGTTTCATAATTAACATAAGCATCTCTCATTACACGTGCTAAATCTTCAAAATCAGGTTCGTAGTAATTACCTACAACTGAATTAAAGTGATTGTAGTTAGCATCTAAAGCAGGTCGTTCACCTAATACTTTAACAGGTAATCCTTTACCCTCAGCAAATTCCATTTGAGCACAACATGCTGAATATATAGCAGGAGTACCACAAGCCATTGCTTCGATTAATGGTAAATTCCATCCTTCACTACGAGCACAAGATAAAAATACGTGACCTGTTCTTAAGTATTGAATGTAATCTTCTCTAGAAGGGAAATGTTTTACTTTAATTCGATCATCAACTAAATTGTAATGTTCAAGTCTATCTTCAGTTGTTTCATGTCCATCACCTGAAAATGGATTATCAATTGATACTATTAAATCAACTGGTTCATTAGGTGAAAATTCTTTAAGGAACGTTTCAATTAACTCTTTAGTAGATTTTCGGTAATCCCAACGACCAAATATAACAAATTTAAAACGATTATCTTTATAATCATCTAATTGATCTAAATAAATCCCCGGACTAAAAGTATCAACATCTACACCTTCAGGTACAACTTTAACTTTATCAGCAGGCATACCTTGAGCAATTGTACATTCGGCTTGCCATTTTGAAGGTACCCAAATTTGATCAAATTCTTTTAATTTATCAAAAAAATCATCTTTATGAAGAGTAGACTCCCAAACATTATACGCAATTTTAGGACCACGATATCTATCGTAGTAATAATGATGACCAGTTTCTTCTAAAACAATGTTTACATTATGTTCAAAATCTTCACCAAAATTTTTATAAATATCAAAATCTTCTCTAGTGTTTTCTCCTGTCCAAAGAGTTTGTTTTTTAAGTAATTTTTTATCTACCTCGTTTAGGTAAGGTTCTTCATCGTGTGGAGTAGGACCATTTGTAGTCCAAGTTTTACCTACAGTAAAATTTCTAACCTTTACATCAAGATGTTTAGATAAATGTCTAAAAAAGTCTCGTGTGTGATTAGCATAACCTGTAGTCCCAATATAAGGACCATGTGCAAAAATTTTTGGTTTCATATTATCTCATTATTGAACATCCCCCATCTAAACCTCTATAACCATTAAACCCATGATATATAGGGCTTAAAGGTATCCCATGATTTCTTAAATGTTGTCTTATTAAAGTTTCATTTACAAACATATCGTAATAAAAATGATAGTATTCAGGATCCACAAATATAGTACGTAACATTTGGGGAAACACGTTATGATATACTTTCATTACATCGTACCCACCAACTGCAAATGTATCATTAAGTTGATCTGCCATTTTCCAATGTGGTGGGTATTCAAAATAATTAACTGATTCTGGGTTTATTTGGGTTATATCTTCTAAAAAAACACAAGTTTCTGCTACTCGGTGTGTCCAAAGTAAATCATAACGAGTTTTAATTACTAAATCGTATTTAATACCTGATTTTTCTAATAGATCCCAAGCTCGTTTTAGAGACATCCACATCCCCATTTGGGAATTAAGTCTTTGATTATGGCGTCCTTTTAATTCAGTAGCATCAAATTTAATGGCCTTTTCAAATAAATAATCTTTGGGTTGGTACCAATCTACTAAATTTTGATATGTGTTTTCTTCAACGTTGTAAACATGTTTTAGTTTACTTTCGTTAAAAAAATCATACTTATAAAATTGCTTATCTTGCCAAGCATGTAAATAAACATCAATATCGTATCGATCTAAAAACCAACGTTTTAGTTCTTTAAACCCATGTTTATATCTTCGTGGTTGCCCACTTATTGTCATTGCTATTTTCATCTAATAATATGAGCGTGAAAATGTTCAGTTAAACTTTCAACGTAATTTACCTCTACATTATTTTTTTCTACTACATGCCATCTTAAAAGACTTTCAGCTACTACTCTATCCGCAGTTGTAGTTACAGTTTTTAACCACTCCCCATAAGCTTCATCTATATAAACATAGTTAAGAATATAACTGAAATAGTCTGAGTAGATTTCGGCTACTTGAGGTCCACTAACTATAAATTGGTCATCTATTTCAGAAGTTCTTTGGGGGAAACCGTTAATATCTGGGTATTTAAAGCAATTATATTTGTTTGGGTCTAATTGAATGATGTCTTTTAAAAAGATACACTTAGGAGAGACATATTTAGTAAATTGAAGATCAAACCTATACCTAATGATGTAATCATATTCTATTCCAGATTCACGTACTAAATTATAACATGCTTGTATAGAATAAGCAGCACTTAAAATATTATGTAATTTATAATTTAAATGAGATCCGCAAATATCAGTTTCATCAAAAGGTATAGGAATTTGAAATTCGTATGCTTTAGGTTTATATAAACTTAGAATTTTATCATAATCACTTTGTGTAAAAGTGTATGTTTTCTTTTCTAAATAATCATGACCAGTTTCAAATACTGAGGTGGTATCATACCAAGTATGGATATAAACATCACAATCATACTTGTTTAAGAACCATTTTTTTAGTTCTTTAAAACCTTGCTCATAATTGCGGGGTTGACCGCTTATACAAACTGCTATTTTCATTATCTATAATGACCCCCTCCTAACCAAAGAACAAATGACTTACGAGTACCTTTAATAACTGGGGTAACTCTATGAAGCATAAATGATGGGAAAATAACAACATTACCTTTACCTTTAGGTCCTGTCATAGGAGCTTGACCACCTGTCCAAAATTGAAGATCACCACCTTCATATTCATCAGGAGCAGATAATTGTACAGTAACTGAAAGTTTTCTAAAAGGCATAAATCCTTGGCTACCTATATCCATATGCCAATCATAGTGACCCTTATTTGTACCATAGTATTCAGTATATTGAATTTGTTCAGGCATAAAGTTCAAATCGAAATGGTACATTTCTTTATTAGCTTCGTAAGCCATAGCTCCAATTTTATCATAAATCCATTTGGTTTCTTCAGAAAATGGAATCCATTTAACACTAGAGTTACGAGCTTCAAGATTTTCACCTATATCTTGACCCCCTTGTTCAGTAACTGCTATATTAAAGGGTAGTTCAGCTACTTGGGTTTCAATTAGTGAAAGTTCCTCGGGAGTAAAACCTTCTCCAAACCAATAATAATTACATTGATTTACAGGGTTTTCTAGAGGAAATGTATAATTAACATTCATCATGGTTTTTTAATTGCTATCATGGTGAATGGCTAAACTTCCTTGGTTAGTTGTATCGTATTTTACGATAAAGTTTTCACTTCTAGAAGTATTCCAATTATCTCCTTCAAGTTCCCAAAACCAAATCCAAATAGGATAAACAAATTGTTCTAAAACTTTTTGGTAGATATTTTGTAAGCCTAAATCAAACATAGTTTGATCAGTAGTAGGATAGTAAGTATGTCTTGTAGTAGTCCATTCATTTTGTTCAGCTAAAGCTACTACTTCATCACAGAATTTTTCAGTAAATAGTGGGAATTCAATAATATTAGGACCAACTTCATCAGTCATAAGTTTATATTGACCTTTTAAAATATAAGGATCAATATATTTGTTGCACCATTCTTCCCAATTGCTATCATCTAAAATTTCTGTTATAGGTTTATTACCTTCAGTTATTCCTGCACTTTTTTCTTGTTCAAAAAAATTAATTTTTGGGGCAGCTACTTTTAGTTTGGGTAAATCCGAAAATTCTGTTAAAATATCTTGGCGGTGCGTCATACCAAAAGCTATAGAGAAAAATTCATCTAAAGCAAATATTTTACTTTTATAACGTGGGATCCACTCTTCTACTAGTTTCTGAATACCTGAGCGGGATAAAATATAAGCATGAGTATTATATGAGTAATCAGGTTCTACCCAATTAAATAATCCTTCAATATTAGGTTCTAGATCGGGTTTTAGGGCATTACGACCTAAATAAATCATATCGTATCCTAAATCTAAAAGAGATTTAACTTCTTGCCAGTTTACTGGGAGTTGTTCTTTAAAATCTTCTTCTAGGATAAAGGTTACTTCTCTATCTCTTTCGTAAGCATCAACCCAAGCATCAATGTGAGCTAAAGCACACCCTACTTCACCATCTGTTACTTCGCGATTCCACCAATGAGTATCACTATCAATTTTCCAATTAGGATGTTTTTTAACTCCAAATTTATTTAATTCTTCTTGAGTTAAAGTGCGATAATCAAACCCAGTTTTAATCCAATAACTAAAAGGACTAGGCATTTGAATGTTATCACATTTAACTTTTAAATCAGAGTTATCATTTAATGATATTACGTAAAAAAAGTCTAAATTCATATTTAATTTTAATAATAGAGGCATCCAATGTTTTGTCATTACATACCACCAATCGAGGGAATATACATAATCTCTTACTAATCTCCAATCTATAGTGTCATTTTTATCAAGAACATTAAATCCATGTAATGTTTCTCTTAAACCCCCCCACTCCCAAGTAATAGGTAATACCTGGTGAGCTAACATTTCTATAGCTGTTAAACAAAATGTTTCTTCATAGGTTGAGGGGTAGTACCAATATTGGCTATTAGCCATTAATTGATATAATTCTTTTTCGGGTAAATTGCCTAAAAATTCTACTCCTTCTAAATTATCTACCCATTCTTTAAAATATTGATTATAATACTCTAAACCATATTCTGGTGTACAGATTTTTAAGGTAGCATCTGGGGATTGATATTTGATTTGAGACCAGTCTTCTAATACTTTAGTTAATCCTCTTTCAGCATGGGATGAATAAATGTATTGATTTTTAATTTTTTGATATTGTTGAGAAAAAGGTCTAGGGAAAGTTAAACCTTTTACAACTTGTGGTTTAGGCCAAACATTTACTAATCTTTCAATATCAATCCCGTGACCTATAATTTTTATTTTATCTTTAGTTTCTGGGAATTGTTCTAGCCAAACTTCTCTATGCCAACGAGTTAAACAAATAATATGTTTGAGTTTTGGATGGGATAATAATTCTCTATGGTTAGATATTTCCTCACCATTCCACCACGTATAATAATCAGTATTATGAACCCAAAATATAGAATTTTTATAATTAAAATCTTTGAATTCTTTTATATAGTGTATATAACTTATACCTATAATAGTATCAACTGATGATTCTTCTTGTTTAAATCTTTGAGTGGTTCTATACTTTACACCATCAAAGTCACCAGGGATAATATTTCCTACTACCCAAATTTGAAATCCAGGAAGTTTAGCTAGTTCTTTAGCTAAGTAATAAGTGGTTTTTTCAGTACCTCCTAAACCTATAGTATCTAAAAAAGAAGGATTCCATGGTGTTTTGTGATAACCTGTGTATAAAACTATTTTCATAAACCTATATAATATAAATATAAAAGGGGGACATTCAAAGTCCCCCTTATTAAAAATATTTAATATTCTTATGGTGATTTTGAACTTAAGTAACCAAATTTAAATGTTAAGTCTACTCTAGTATTATTAGTTGTCATAGATACTGTAGTACTGATACCAATTACACCACCAGCTGGACCAATAGGGCCGATAGGGCCAATTAAACCACGTGGACCTATAGGGCCGATAGGACCTGGACCTCCACTGGGACCTCTAAGACCTGTAGGACCTATAGGGCCAATATTACCACGGGGGCCAATATTACCAATAGAACCAGTAGCTCCTGAGGTAGTACTAGCATTTCCTCGGGGACCTATAGGACCAATTGGTCCTTGTGGTCCTGGGGGTCCTGGTGCTCCTGGTAAACCTACAGGACCTATAGGACCTATACCACCTGTTCCTCCTATAGGACCACGTGCACCTTGGACTCCATTAGGCCCAATAGGACCTGTAGCACCTGTTGGACCTATTGGACCAATATTACCAATAGGGCCTGGTGCTCCTGGGAGTCCTACAGGACCAATAATGCCTGTTATACCTTTTGGGCCAATGTTGCCAATAGGGCCACGAGGACCAATAGGACCAATAGGACCAGGACCAATAGGACCAATAATACCTTGAGGGCCAATATTACCAATGTTGCCAATTAAACCACGAGGACCAATAGGACCGATAGGGCCTTGAGGACCAGGGCCAATGGGGCCAATAATACCTTGAGGACCAATGTTGCCAATGTTACCAATTAAACCACGAGGACCAATGGGGCCTATAGGACCTTGTGGGCCGGGGCCAATAGGACCAATAACTCCTGTAGCACCTGTAGGACCTTGAACACCTAAAGGACCTCTAGGACCTATAGGACCAATAGGACCAGGACCAATAGGACCAATAATTCCTGTAGGGCCAATGGGGCCAATATTTCCAATTAAACCACGAGGACCAATAGGACCAATAGGGCCGGGACCAATAGGACCAATAATACCTGTGGGGCCAATAGGGCCAATATTACCACGTGGACCAATAGGACCAATTGGACCTTGAGGACCAGGACCAATAGGACCTATAATACCAGCTATACCTGAAGGACCAATAGGGCCGATAGGACCTCTGGGACCAATAGGACCAATAGGGCCAGGACCAATAGGGCCGATAGATCCTGTAAAGCCTTTAGGACCAATAGGGCCAATTAAACCACGTGGACCTATAGGACCTATAGGACCAATAGGACCTGGACCAATAGGACCAATTATACCTGTAGCACCTGTAGGACCAAGAGGACCTATAATACCTTGTGGTCCTTGAATACCTCTAGGACCTTGAGGTCCAGGACCAATAGGACCAATTTCTCCAGTAAAGCCTTTAGGGCCAATAGGACCGATAGCTCCTATAATACCTTGAGGACCTTGAATACCTTGAGGGCCTTGTGGACCAGGACCAATAGGACCAATTATACCTGTATCTCCTGATGGACCTTCTTGCGGGCCAGGTCCAATAGGACCGATAGCTCCTGTAAAGCCTTTAGGACCAATAGGACCTATAAGACCTCTTGGGCCCTGAATACCTATAGGACCTTGTGGGCCCGGACCAATAGGGCCGATATTACCAATAGGCCCCTGTACGCCAAAATCTCCAGTGGGACCTATAGGTCCTTGAATACCCTGAGGTCCTTGTGGGCCTGGTCCAATAGGACCAATGATTCCAGTAGCACCTGTTTCACCTTTAGGACCTTGTGGTCCTTGTGGACCTTGAATTCCTCTAGGACCTTGTGGACCCGGCCCAATAGGACCAATAGGACCTATTATACCTTGTGGGCCTTGAATACCTCTAGGGCCTTGAATACCTAAAGGACCTTGAGGTCCAGGTCCTATTTGACCTGTATCTCCACTATTACCTTTAGGCCCTTGAATGCCTTGTGGACCTTGAATACCTCTAGGTCCTATAGGACCCTGAAGAGATATTGGGGTGCCTCCATTCCCTACTACCTCTAATGAATTAGCGGGGGCATCAAAATTTAAAGAGCCTATTTGACTAGTTATTCCTGTATTGTTAGGAGGTAAGAATTGTATATCATTACCTACGGCTATACCCTGTGGTTTAATGTTTATAATAGTACTTGCACCACTTATAAGAGGTAAGTCTCCTGAAGACGATAGATCAAAGCGAATAGCTTTACCCGCAGTAGCATCTTCGAAAGTTAAACTACCTGATTTAGGTATTATTTTGACGTTTTCAGCCATAAGTTATTTTACGGGTTATATGTCGTTAATACCCCAGCACTATATCCGAATCCTGGA